GATTGAATATCTTCAGCTACTATTTTATTAATTATCTCTCCATCTTTAGAAGATAGATGGTATTTTTTCATATTTTATCTTTTAGTTTAACAATCTCACTACATTTAGTGTAGTCTTCTTTTTTTTCATAAAATTTAAGGACAGTATCTAAAACTTCCTTAAAATTATTCTTATGTACTAAAACTGAACTGGCTATATTTGAGACATATGCTATTTTAGCATCTCCTGATTCTTGTTCAATAGCTTCAGTTATTACTTTTAAAGCCTCATCTAAAATAAGTTGATGAAAGTCTTCATCTTCAAGTAGCACATCTAACTCTTCTTTAGACTCATATAAAATCTCTAATGACAGTATTTCTTTTTTCTTGTCCATAATAATTAGGTTTTTAAGAGTTAATGATGATAATAAATATTAGATTACTTCAAATTCAATTTCTATATCAGCTAAACCCCAGTTATCAGAATTTTGTGAAGTAGTAAAATATTCTACCCATTCCCAAGCATCATTAAATTTAGGTGGTTTAGAATTTTTTTCACTATATATTGTGTTTAAATTTCCCCCTTGAGGGATTCGGTTAGTTTTATGATTCATATGATAAACAGGTATATCATACACAGCTTCTAAACCAAATCCATATATCACTGATTTCTTTTGAACATTGGTATCTACATAACATGAATAAATCATATTTTCTTCTAAACCTTTAATACTTTCCCATACTTTTTTACTAGCTAATTGAAAATCTCCACAACAATTGATAATGCTATATCTATCATTAGGAGTAACCATGGCTGGGAAGTATCTGGGTTCAGTGGTCTGGTTTAGATATTCTCTATATTTAGCTATATTATGTTTATTTTTAATAACATCATCATAATTTATGTCTCTTCTACTAAAAGTATAAAAAGTATTAGGGTTAGCTTTAGATAAAAATTCATTAAAATCTTCTTTAGAAGGTGGAATAATATCTATATTTCCTATAACAACCCAATCAGCATCTGTTCGTCTTAAAGCTAAATTAACTGCTAAAACATTATTACATTGTTGTACATCAGGATCATTATTAGTAAGTAATTTATGGTAATATGGAGATATTATAAAATGTTTAATTTTACCTGTTTTAGGTAAATCATCAATAATTTCATATAAAAAACTTTGTGTCTCTGAGTTCCAATCTATATAGATAAGTTCATCAAATGTTTCTAGAATTGATTTTATATGGATTAAAAATCTTTCTTTTTCTTTATATCCATCATTTCGGCTGTATAGTATGAATGCTGTTTTCATATGGTTGATACTCCAGATTTTTGAACTACTATGGTTGTACATTCTTGAGCGAAATTAATAGCCAATTCTATGTTTTTTGATTTAACATATTCAACTACTAACCCTGATAGAAATGTATCTCCTGCCCCAGAGACATCTTTTACTGGAACCTCTTGGGTAGGATAGTTTTTTCCTTTATAATCACACCCATACCTTCCTCTGGTCATAATAACTTTATCAAATAAAATTTTGTCTTTTAATAAGATATTTTTAGTATTTTCATATTCATTACTATTAATTTTGATAAAACTAATATTATGTGCCCAACTTCCTAATATTTTTTTACTATCTAAAAATGTAAGAGGATGTTTTAAAGAAATATATTTAATATCATTTTCTTGTAGAAATCCCTTACAATAATCACTTATAACAACAGCATCATAATTTTTCCATTTTATATTTTCTAATATATCATAAGATATAGATTCACATTTGTCATTTTCATCTACTCTTAAAAGTAAATGATTATATTTAGAACAAACATATCTAATTTTTCTAATTTCAGCTTTATTAGTAATAAAATCAGGATTATATCCTAATGCTTTAATATTTTCAACCACATTTCCAGCCATACCAGGAGTAGAATTTTCTTTGTCTGGTTTTATAATAGGTACAGGTGCTTCAGGAGCTAGACGGTTTACTTCTCCATATCTAAATATGTCAACACATGTGTCTCCTATAACTAAAATTTTCATAGTATTTCTTTTATAGATTTTCTATGATACCCAAATTTTCCTCCTGGTTTAAATTCAGCTTTCATTCTTCCTTTTCCTATATAACCATCAACAAAACCATCTACAGGATTAATTCGTATATCTATTGATATTCTAGAGTCTTTTGTCCTAGGTTGGTTTGTGTGAATGCAAAGTGAGTCAAACATAAAGATTTCATTAGTGTTGGCTCTTACTTCAAAACATAAAGCATCTGCTTTTTTATTAAAATCTTTGTCATTAATAGCCTTTTCAATAAATAATTCTTCATTATTATCTACTTCATCTAACCATTTTTTACTTTCAGAATAATCCATAACATAAAATCCAGAATGTTTATTATTTGTTAAAGAAAACCATATATTAATTTCTTGAGGAGGGTGACCATAAAAACAGTCACTATGATATCTAGGATAATGATGTTGATTTACAGCGTCAGGACAATGCACTCTAATTGTAGGAGATTCTTGAAAATAAAAATCATAACCTAATTTATTATATAAGTCCTTAAGAAATTCTTTATAAAGTTCTAAAAATTTATTATCAACATCATAAAGTTCTTTAGTAATACCATTCACACCAGAATTAAATTCATAATCTATTAAAGATTTATCAATAACATAACTATGAATATTTTCTAAATCATTTACTTCTTTGTTTATAATATTTTTTTCTTTAAGAAGTCTTAAGGTTTCTTCTCTAAATTTATCATTCCAACTAGAATCTAAATAAGTGTATCCCTTTGGGGATGTCTCATAAATTTTATTCATTTTTACCGTTTTAAAAATTTACGACCTGATTTTATTTTATTTCTCCAGTACTCTAGTAAATCATTCATTGTTTGCTCAAATGTGTATTCAGGTTCCCAACCTGTATGATTTTTAAATTTAGTAGTGTCTGGTATTTGTAAGTCCGCGTCAATTGGTCTTAAGCGTTCAGGGTCAGTTATTATTTCAATATTAGATATTGTAGATTTACTTATTAAGTAATTAAGCATATCTGCTATTTTACAAGTATATATTCCTCCTATATTATAATATTCCCCTCCTTTAGGGTTAATTGTGACTAACATGTGATAAGCTTTAACAGCATCTCTAACATCAGCGTATGTTCTAAGTGAATCTAAATTACCAACATATATTTTAGGTTCTTGTAATCCAGCCTCAATCATAGCTATTTGTTTGGCAAATGTTGATTCTGAAAAGACATCACCTCTTCTGGGGCCAGTATGGGTAAACATACGTGTAGTCATAATTGTCATTCCATATGCTTCAGCATAATAACGACCTACTAAATCTGTTCCAACCTTAGATATAGCATAAGGAGAAGCAGGATGGAATGAACATTCTTCATTAATTGGAAGTTTTTCTTTGGGCACTCTACCAAATACTTCACTTGAAGCACAAACATGAATTATAGCATTTTTATATTTTGACCCACGTAATGCTTCTAATAAGTTTGTTGTTCCTAAAATATTAGTTTGTAGAGTTTCAATTGGTGAATCAAAACTAGTTTGAGGGTAAGATTGAGCAGCTAAATGAAAAACATAATCAGGTTTTGATTTATTTATAACTGCTAATAATGATGCTAAATCATTTAAATCACCATATATTAATTCAATACGTTCTTTTTTATTAATATCTTCAGATAAATGTTCAATATTTTCTAATGAATCATTCCATCTACATAGACCATATATCTTCCAATCTGTATTTTCTAATAGGTAATCAGCTAAATGAGAACCTACCATTCCTGTAATTCCAGTTATTAAAACTCTACTCATTATTTTTTATTATTTAAATACCATTCAATTGTTTCTTTAATTCCTTCTTCAAAAGTATAGGATGGTTTAAATCCTAATTCATTCTGAATTCTTTCTGTATTAACTGCTCTAAAAGGTATTGTTGTTGGTTTTGTTATATCCCATTTAATTTCAGGAGTTTGATTAGTCACTTTTAAAATATTAGCCACAATATCTCCAATAGTAACTCCATCACCGTATCCTAAATTATAGGGTCTCATAGATTCACCTTTTTCTAAAATCAATAACGCTCCTTTTACAACATCTTTAACGTATAAAAAATCTCTCACTACATCTGGGCTTCCCCAAATTACAAAAGGATTTTCACCTTCCAAATGTCTTTTAATAAGAGCCGGGACTACGTGGCAGGTTTTTAAGTCAAAATTGTCATATGGACCAAATATAGCGGTGCATCTAGCTAAAGCTATTTCTAAATTAGAGAATTTTGAAACATGTTCCATAAGCTTTTCTCTATATCTACGAGCCCATCCATATCCATAATATGATTTATAAGGTTCATCAATCCAATATTCATCTTCAGCTAATGGCCTTCTAATATCAGGGTATCCTGTGGAACTATTAAGATCTAAAAATCTTTTAACCCCTGTTTTAGCACAAGCTTCTAATACATTTCCTATTAAAGTTAGTTGTTTTAATGATATTTGAACATCTGTAGGTACAGTTGATGGATGAGCTACTTGCCCCCCACAATGAATTACATATTCTGCTCCTTCTACTAATTTAATACAATCTTCTAATTTAGTTAGATCTATATTTTCAATTATTTCAATTTGGTCATTATTCACTTGAAGAGGTGAATGGTGGGTATGAGTACGGATTTTAGCTCCTCTTTCTATTAATTCAAGCAAAAAATGAGAACCTATAAAACCACTACCCCCAGTAACTACTACTATTTTATCTTTCAAAAAATTATTTTCCATATTAATGATTTATAAAAGCGTTATAACGTTTATCTAAAATTTCTTTATTATTTAAAAACCACTCAGTAGTTTTTTTAATTCCTTCTTCTAATGATACTGAGATATCAAATCCATATGATTTAGCTCTAGTCATATCAAATAAGCGAATCTTATCTCCCGCAGGTTTATCTGTTAACCATTTCACTTCTAGGGGTTTATTAGAGTATTTAACTATCATATCCACTACCTCTTTAATTGAGTAACCTTTTCCTGAGCCTAAGTTTATAGGTTGGGTAATTTGGTTTTCAACAACAAACAACATGCCTAATGCTACATCATCAGCGTGAATAAAATCTCTAATTGTTGAACCATCTCCCCAAACTTCTAATACATTATTTTCTTGAGCTTTTCTAATTAATGAAGGAACAACCATTGCATTAGCAGGATTAAAATTATCATACGCTCCATATACATTAGCAGGTCTTACAATAGAAATCTTATTCCATCCATATTGAATAGAATAAGCCTCAGCTTGCATTTCACCTATTCTTTTAGCCCATCCCGCAAATCGGTCATTAGGGGACGGGACAGTATTTAATACATCATCTTCTTTAAACACATCAGCAGGCGCGTAAACTCCAACAGAACTAGTATATAAATACCATTTGATGTCTGCTCTACGGGCCGCTTCCATCATGTTGGTGTTAAATTGAAGCATGGGCACCATAAAATCTGCTGGTTGCTCAGCACACATTTTAGGTGAACCTTTAACCCCTACCAGATTAAAGACATAATCCATCCCTTTACAGATCTTTTCACATTGGTCAAAGTATCTTAAATCTATTTTTTTATATTTTACTTTTTTAGGTAAGTCTGAAGGTTGGGTTAGGTCGGCTATAGTTACTTTGGCTCCTCTTTCTAATAAAAACTTTACTAACGATCGGCCAATCATACCTCCCCCACCAGTCACTAAGACTTTTTGATTTTTAAACATTATTTAATTTTTTACAGAGATTAATAATTTGTTCATTTGTTAATTCAGGATGATTACCAATATAAAGTGAATTTGAGTGAACATAATTAGTCACTGGTAAATTATCGCTGATTTTATAGTTGAATTTTTTTAAATAAGGTTGAAGGGCTTGGTTTCCTCCCCCAGCTGTCCCTAATCTATATTCTACTTTTTCTTTTTCTAATATTTTACAAACATCTTTTAATTTATTGGCATTAGAGAATTGTAAAATTAAAGGCAAAGCGAAACTACTATTTCCTTGAGTTATAAAATTAGTCATAAACTTACTTGAGTCTAAGTTTTTTAACCAAATTTTAAGATTATTAACACGTCTATCAATATTATAATCTAAACGTTTCATTTGTTCTATGCCTAATACAGCGTTTAATTCTGTACTTCTCATATTAAACCCAGCCACAGCAAATGTGAATAGTGGATTTAATTCAGGGTATTTATCTTGGTAATTATTTTGTAACTCAGTAGATGCTTCTCTAGTCATTCCATGTGAACGAAATAATTTAGCTAGATCATAAAGTTTAGAATCATTAACACATATTACTCCTCCTTCAATAGTAGTAATATGATGTCCAAAATAAAATGAAAATAATGAAATATCTCCTATCGAGCCTACTTTTTTATCATCAAATTTAGCTCCATGGGATTCACAACAATCTTCAATTAAAATTAAATTATTATCTTTAGCTATTTTAATAATTTGATCATTGATACCATTAAAACCTAAACAATGCACTAACACAATAGCTTTTGTTTTAGGAGTGATAGCTCGTTTAATATTTTCAGCTGTTATAGCTAAATTACTAAGACTTATATCTACAAACACTGGGGTCATTCCTAATTGGGCCACAGATGATATATCAGATACCCACCCTAGGGGAGGGACAATAATCTCACCCTCACCAACTAATTCCTTAACCATAGCTATTGAAATATAGTTAGCTGAAGCTCCAGAATTAACCATAACACTATATTTAACCCCTAGCCAATCAGACCAGAGACTTTCAAATTCTTTTACTTTAGGACCATTTGTAAATCTTTCCCCATTTAAGCAAAAATCAGCTAATATTTCTCTATCTGTTTGAGAAATATTATCATTAATTAAAGGCCAATCAAAATTATTTAGTACCATAAAATTCAGAGTGTTCAATTATTAATGTTGATTTTCCATCTTCACGTTCATAAGCATTTTTAAATGCTTCAAATATTTGCTCTGGTTCTGTAAGTTCAACTACTTTAATTTCTGTGAGCATTTTTTTAATAGCCTCAGTATGATTTTGGGTATGTTGAGGGCCCGCACTAAATGGAATTTTTGACCCAACAGCTACTCTAATAATAACTTTAGGTCTCATATTACCTTTAGACATATCTTGCATTTTATCTAAATGATTAACCAATTGATTCAACCCTAAAATAAAAAAATCAAATCGAGGATAACAAGTGATAGGAATCCATCCCTCTAAAGCCATTCCTGTAGCCATACCTAACTGCAATTCTTCAAAAACAGGTAATTCTATTCTTTTATCTTGAGACACACTTGCTATTGTATTTGAAATAGCATGCCCACTAAAACCTATAGCTTGGCCTGTAAATATAGTGTCAGGTTTATTACCTAACCATTCCATAGCTTTTTTTAACTCATCAAAATATTTCATAATTTTAAATTTTAAAAATTAACCCACTTGCCAGTCCCATGATGAGGATATGACATTTCATAAGAATAATAAATAACATTTTTAGGTATATCCATTTTTTTACCCCAAGCTATATTTGTAGGAGTATGTACACTTAAATTATTATCTTCAATCACAAATTGTAATGGTAAATTAAAATTTTGGGAGTATTTATATGCTTCCCAAAATATACCTGTTTCCATTGTCATATCACCTATAAAACACCATACTTTACGGGGTGAGTTTTTTAGTTTAAGAGATAAAGCTACTCCTAAAGCTATAGGTATAATACCTCCTACAATAGATGAAGCATAAAAATTGGGTTTAATATTATTAACTCCCATACTTTTACCTTCACTAATTAATTCAAACAAATATTCAGGATTAACACCATGAAGTAAAGCATGATAATGATTTCTCCAAGCTGAGAATACCCAATCATCTTCATTTATCTGTTTAAATAATTCAATAAGTTGTTCTTCATTGTTTTTTGAAAGATGGACTGGGCCTTTAATTAGACCAGCTTCATAAGCTTCTTTTACTTTACTTTCAAAATCAATAAGCTCTTGAGGTGTATAATTTCTTCTCATTTTATAAAAGTAAAAAAATAATTTTGTTTTTCCAAATTATTTATTAAAGGATATAATTGAGTATCTAGAATTTTTAGCATAAGACTCAACTGAACTTACATAATGGGGGTATCTAAAGATTTGGTTATTTAATAATGTAATTCTATTAAATTTAGGGAATATAGCTTTATTAAATTCATAATCAGTATCAGAGACAATATTAAGTATTCCTCCTCAATCCCATTTCCAATCATTGTTGACATAATAAATAATATTAACTTTACCAGCATAATCATCAGTATGAACCCTATAATGGTCTAAAGGATCTAGTTTATAGCATCTGATATCAAATTCTGTTACTTCAAAAGGTGATACTTTTTTAAGTAAAGGAATAAAATAATTTTCAAATAATTTTTGTATATGATTTGTTTTTTCTAATTCTTCTGACCTGCTAAAACGAGCTGTGTATGTTTCTCCCTCTTTAGGAAGATAAGGGGAATTAGTTTTAAAAACATGACCAAAATGATTTTCTCTAACTTGGTTAATTACATCCCATTTTGATGTTTGATTAAATAGCTCATAAGTTGATTGAGCTATTTCTTCAGATAAAAAGTTATCAATAATAAAATATCCCTTTTCTAAAAGTTCAAATTTAATTTGTTCGTTATTCATAATTTATTTTTTAAGTAAAACGCATTTCCATATCCATTTAATAAAGTTAAATACTTCCTATCAAAATTAAAATTAACCAGATATTTATGTAAATTGTCTAAAGTACAACATCCTTTGTATAATTCTTTTTCATTAACTTCAACATAAATAATATCAATATTATTTAATAAATCTCCCATTCCCTTTAAAGCTAACAATTCAGCCCCTTGAATATCCATTATTAATGTATTATATTTTAAAGGAGAAATATTATTTTCTTTGTAAAGAGTTTGAATTGTTTTTGTTTGTTTTTTTACAGTCTTAACTACTTTAATATTAGGATGAATTTCTTTATGATATTCTAAATCTAAAATAGAAGAGCAATTGGTAAAGTTAGTTATTTTAAATTCTACATCTTTTCCATCTTCATCACTAACCACAGCATTTATTATTTTTAAATTAGAATTTTTTTCTAAATTTTCTTTAATTAAAGAATCAATAGCTTCTACCCATAGTATATTATCAATTGTAGTATATTTTAAATATGTTTCTAATTCTTCACATTTATGAGCTCCAATATGTAAAATACCTTTAACATTAACTTTAAAAAATATAAATAATTCATCTATATTTTCTCCATAAAATTTTTCTTTAATCATGGATTAATTTATTTATCTCGTAATGATAATATAGGATTTGAAATAGGCCAAGTTATATTAATTATAGGGTCATTCCATTTTAAAGTAAATTGATCTCGCACATCTGGGTATTCTCCAGAGTATGACCATTTGTAAAAGAATGTAGCTTCTTGACTTAAAATAAAATGCCCATTAGCAAACATAGGTGGTATTAAAACTTGTTTTCTGTTTTTAGAAGTTAGTATTAACCAATCCCATTTTAAATAATTAGATGACTCTGGTCTGTTATCAACTACTACTAAGTATATTTCACCCGCTAAACATGAAACTAATTTCCATGATTTAGAATCACCATGTAAACCTCTTAAAACATATTGTTTTGAAATTGATACTTTATCATGATTAAAGACTAAACTATTTTCTTCTTGTTTAAAGAAAGTAAATAATTCACCCCTAAAATCTTCAAAAACAGTAGGTTGGTATATTTTTATTTCAGGAAATATCATTTTATAAATGTGTAATTAATGTTATCATAATTATATTCATCATCTGATAGATAAATTGCTGTTTTAAGAAAGTTGAGTAATCTTAATGGGTCAATATGATTTTCATCTTTATCATACATTTTTTCATTAGGTAATAATATTGTACCTCCATACCCAAACCCACATTCTTTAGCTTCATCACTGAGTAATCTTTCTTCGGCGGAGGTTTTTGATTTAAATAAATGTTTCCAAGCTACTCTATGGTCCCATTTAATTTCATCCATAAACCCAACAGCATGTCCATCAGCGAATCCTATATGACCTAACATTATATTTTTGCAATGTATTATAAACTTTTTACTTAAGGAGGCCGCTATGTAAATAAATGTATTTTCAATATGATGAGAAGCAAATATATCAGGAATAATTTTATTGTTAAAAGTTTCATATATACTATGATCAAATATCATAGCATGCATATTGGCTCCCCTACCTAAATTAATACAAAAATGACCTGTGTTTAATATCTCATCCACTTGATCCCAACAATCATAATAAATGCCATCTAAACCGTGATCATTATCTACCATAGCTGAAGTAATAGCACTATTATTTTCAAAATGTGCGGTTACCATTTTTGTAATTACTTTTTTATCATCACCAAATTTAACATCAGAAGCTACATAAAAATAACTATCAAAGGGTCCAAATTCTTTTATACAAACTCTTACAGTTTGATTAAAAGTAACACTAATAGGTAATATTTCATCTATCCAATTTATTATTATATTATCATATTTATTTTTAAATTCAATAAGAGTTTGTTTACTTTTTTCAGAAATTTTACAACCAGATATTACTATTTTATAATTTGGATAGTCTTGGTTAATAATATCATTAAGATGATTTACCCACATTGTAATATTATCAAACTTAATACCACATATGTTATACACTACTAATATATTTTTATTTTTCATTATATATTATTTATTTTTATTAATTCTTGAAAAAACATTTCAAGTTTTGGTTTGAGTTTTAATTCACTTTTAGCCACTTCATAGTTATGATCTATATATGGTTTCATTTTATAATATTTTTCTTCTGTTAAATTATTAATAATATAAATTAATTCTTCTAAAGAATTAAATCTAATTATACCTTTTTCATTATATCCAAAATTAGATATATTTTCACACCCCCAATATATTGGAACAGTTTTAGTGTTAAAGGCATCACTTATTTTTTCTGTAAACCAGTTATCAGTTTTAATGTTTTCTATAGCTATGTTAAACATTGAATTATTATATAATATTTGTTTTCCTTTAGCTTGAGATTTAGCATTTGTAGGACGACCTATCCCTGTTAATTCAAAATTTTTTTGATCAAAATCATCTAAAACTTTAAACCATTTTTTAGGTATATTGATTTGATCTTCTAAATTATAAATAGATTGTCTTAATTTATGACCTTCAACTAAATCTTTAGTTCCTGAAAGGAAACTAATTTCAAAATTTTTAGTTTTAGATTTAAAAGAATTAATATAATTAGGGTCTAAATGGTTACAACTATGATGAAATAAGGTAGCATTCTCACATTTATCTAAAATTTCATCATTCCATGTTAATATACCAGTAAATAAATGATAATTATTTAATACCCAACTATGCATCCCAAAAAATTCATTTGGCTCATGGAGCATAATAAAATTGTATTGATTAATATTTAATTGATCTATACTTTGGGGAATATAATCATAAAAAAATGTTATTAATTTATCTATTTGTTTTAAACCATCATATATAGGATCATCTTCAGATATAAAATTTGAGAATATTTTCATTATTTTAATTTTTTAGCTGGGGTTCCAACATATGTTCCTGGTTCTTTAATATTTTTTACTACTCCTGAGTTTAGTCCTATGGTAGTTAAGTTATGGATAACTAGTTTTTCTTTGATTGATGAATTAGTCCCTAAATATACACAATCATATATTGTTACGTTACCTGATATTATGGATCCAGGCATAGCACTAAAATAATCACCAATAATACAATCATGTCCTATATGGACTGCTCTATTTAACACAGCATGTTTACCTATTTTTATACCATAAGTTAAAACACAATTAGCCCCTATAAATGAACCTTCTCCTATAGAAATAGGAGATAATAATTGAGCTGAGGGGTGAATGTAAGTAAAATATTTAGTTTCTTTAGGGAGTTTATTAACTATATCATATCTATCTTTACTATTTCCTACAGCTACTAATACTTCATATTCTGTAGGATTAAATTCAGATAATGGGAATGTGTAATCTTTATTTGGTTTCCAATAGATATCATCTACAAAACATTTCATAGTGAAATCACCAATATGGGCTCTTACTTCTTGAGCATGCCCACCAGCCCCTATTAATGCCCGTTTCATCTTTTAAGTATATTATTTTGTAAATGATTAATCATCTTATCCCATCCTATTTGAAATAAATCTTGTTTTCTATTAATAGATTTTAAATAATTATTATATAAAGTTCTATCAAGATATCTATAATCCTCAGCTACTACAAGATTTTTCATTTTATATTGAGTAACATTAGGAATATATTTACAACATTTCATTATAAATGTGTCTATAGGGCTATATCCTTCTATATCTTTAGGAAATTGAATATAATCAAGTAGTTTTTTAGAATATAAAGTAAACCAAGCACCTCCCCATTTATATGTTGTTAAAGATTCTAAACTTATATCTTCACATATTATGGTGGTATCAATTATAGGATCATTAATTTTTTCATATCCATAAGACTCATTTATAAAATTATCATTAACTAATATATTCCAACTGTTATCCCACAATTTAACATATTCTGGGGTGATAATATAGTTTGATTGTTTTGGTTTGATTTCTAGGGATGATTCTAAAATTAAATTTAAAGTAAAAGGATTAAATATAATATCTATATCTAGCCATATCATATCATCTACTTCTGAATATTTGTAGATATTGTTTATACAACAGTCAACACATCCTTTTACTTTATCATCTATGTTAAAATAATATTCATCACACCAATTAGCATACTTTTCAAGATTTTTAAATTTATTAATAAAATAATCTTGTTTTAAGATAGAATTATCCCAATCAGTTAGATAATCTGATACTGGTAAAGTTATATCTAATATAATATGAAATTTTTCTTTATCAATATAAATTGATGCTTGTTTAAGTAATAATAAAGTTCTTTCTAGGTAATCTATTTCATTTACCATAGGGAAAACTTGTATAACTACTTTATGTCTCATTTTGTATAAACCTCAAATTTAGATAAATCTGGGTATGGCAATTCTAAGTCAGCATTATGTTTTTTAGTTCCATCAGTGTTATAAAACTGGCTCATTAATAGTAATCCACGGGCTGCTAACTCAGGCATCATATAAAAATTCCACCCTAACATATCTAAATTATCATCATGATATGAGCACTCATTTCTTCCTGAGTATCGGGCTCGTTTAAACCATTTATAAGCATCTTCACTATCTGTTAAAATTGCTCCACCTTTACTTAATTTAAAATGTTTATAAGGGCCTGTAAAAGACACACACATATGGGTTCCGGGTTTATACATGTCTGCTGTAAATGAGAGAGCAGCGTCCCAAACATTAGTTGGTTTTAGTTGATATGCCCCTTTTAAAGTAGTTCCTTCTACAGGTGTAAACTTAACTTTAGCCCCAGCATGTATTATCTCACATGGTACTGATGGGTATGTTCTAGATGGGATCTCTATTTCTAATCCACAAACTTTTTCATACATTAACGCTAAAAATAAAGCATTAGATTGGTTATCCACAGTCACAGCGTATGAAGCTCCAGTATAATTAGCTAATGCTTTTTCAAAATCTTCTGTTACTTTATAAACCCCAGTCGCCATATTAATTTTCTTTAAAAATTTCTATACATAAAACATTATTATCATTAATCATAACCATACTTCCATCAGTTTTAAAAAACTTAGTAAATTGTCCTTGAGTTATAGATTCAGATATTATTCCGGTGAATGTTCTTTTTATTCCATCTTTAAAATGGATTATTTGAGTAACTGTTTTTCCTTGTTTATTAACAGTTGAGTTTAAATTTATAAACTTTTTATTATTCATTTCCAACTAATTTCCCAATCTTTAAAATCAGCTGCTAAACAATCAATTTTATAATCTTTACGACCTCCCATTATTTCTTGAATTTGATTTTTAGCTGTATTACGGATACCATTTAACCCATGGGTTAAAGCTAAAGCATTTGGGCCTGATTTTCCACTTCTAACATTTGATTCATTATGCCAAATATGAAGATTCATTTGCGATAAAACTATAATAGCGCGAATTGTTTCAGCAGTGATTGGTTCTTTACATTCATTTAAATGTAATTGAATATCATGAACTATATCAGCTATCTCAGCTGCATATTCTGTTTTATGTTCTGTAATAAACACTTCTTTTAATTGTGTGATTGATAAACGATCAATCAATTCACTTAATGTTGGTAGATATTTTCTTTCACTCATAGTGTGTTATAATAGTTATTTTGTTTTTCTTGTCTTTCTATAGTTTTAGGATGATATAAAGATAGGTCTTCATATGATGGAATCAAAGCTACTGTTTTATATCCTTCTAAAATTTCATGGACTTTATTTTTCCATTTTATTTCAGGAATGTTTTTATAGATACGCCATTGATAGTCAGGAAAATTAACCCATCCTTTTTCATTGACATTCCATCCCCATCTATTAATATGTTCTTGAGTTAAACCCTCAACAGTATTAACTCTGGGTACTTGGTATATTTCAACTTCAAGATTAGCCTCTAATATCTCATGTAGGGATTCCATTAAATATTCATTAGGCACTTCATCAGCGTCAATTTGAAAAATATAATCACCAGAACACATTCTAGTTAGTTCATTTTTCCAATCAGCGAAGTGTCCTTGAAAGGTACTTTCTTTTAAAAGAATCCAATTAGCAGATGAGTATCTATATAACCTATCAAGTAGAATAGGAGACGCTTTTGGTTTGTCTAATAAAACACAAATCTCATCTTCGGGATGTTTACGTTCATGAAGAAAATCAATTAACCGAACTATTTCTTCATATTCATCACATACAGTGATTCCATAACTAATTTTCATTATTACCTAAATATAATAAATTTAAGGTAAAAGGCCAATGTAACTTAAGGCATCCATAAAATCTTTTTCTTCAAACTCTTTAGCATTACCCATATCCATCTTATGAGTATTACCTTCAGGAAACTTAGATTTTTCTTCTTCAAGTATTTCAATAGCTTTAACAGCGGTCCATTTCCAGTTTTCAGTAGATTTACCATTGATGAAAATCATACCTTTATCAGGCACATTAATAGTGGAAGGCATCCAATACTTATTTTCATAATCCTTATAAAGAAGATCTTTATATAATTCAGGTAATACTTCAACTTGTTCTTCTAAAAATTCACTTTCATCAGTCATTAAAGTATTAGTTGTAAAACCACAACCATAACACATATTAATAACATAATCAGAATGAATTAT